ATGGGTGCATATGGTAAGAGCAAACAATATTCGTTCTTTAAAATATGTAAAGACAGTGAAAAATTTGAATATGATACTTTAAAACTTTCCGAGCACGGTTATATTAACATGGCTGAGATGGGTAAGGACAATAATGAAACTGGGGACACGATCAACATCTGGACGATTAAAAACGTTGGAACTGAGCAAACCGATAACGTTTATCTAACACCTGTTCAAAGTGGTGGTGGTCAACAAGGAAGTGGTTTAATTTCTGGTTGGGTTAAACCAGTTGAAAATTACACTATCACCTCTGGTTTTGGACCAAGATGGGGTAGACAACACAAAGGTCTTGACCTAGGTGTACCAGTTGGAACACCTGTATATAGCTCATATGACGGTACAATCATTGCCGCTGGTTTATTAGATCCAGATGGTTATGGTAATACGGTTATAATAAAACATGAAGGTGTTAACCTAACAACTCTTAGTGCACACTTAAGCGAAATTTTAGTCTCTGGGACTGGTAAATCATTAAGTATACCAGTTAAGGCTGGTGAACTCATCGCTAAAAGTGGTGGTAAAGCTGGTGCACCAGGATCTGGTAGTAGTCAAGGTCCTCACGTACACTATGAGATTAGAGAAGGTTTAGTCAATAATTATTCAGACTACATAACCAAACTCAAAGCAATAGATCCAGAACCGTATCTTAACGGCCAGGCCCAATTAGATACTAATAACCAAACACCAGGTAGTGGTAATGTTGTTTCAAAAGGTTTAGATTATACGGTTGCGTTCTTAACAGACGTACTGAAAGGTCTTGGTGTTAGCTCACCTAATTCAAGCCAGATTAAATTTATGAAAGCTTGGAGACAACATGAAGGTGCTAAAGCCACTTATAACCCATTCAATACGACTCAAAGAGCATCAGGGGCTACTAATTACAATGGTGTTGGTGTTAAAAATTATATCAATAGAGCCCAGGGTTTAAAGGCAACGTTAGATACTTTGAACAATGGTAGATATAGTGCGATAATAACGGCTATTAAAAACATTAAAGATGATAATGATATTAACGCTGCTATGCAAGCCGTTAATGATTCACCATGGGGTAGTAATTTTAGCCCAGTTGATTATAGATCATGGAAAACATTAAATAATTACATATATGGTTACACTAATGAAGGTTAGTTGTAACTTTTAATAAAAAATCAGATATTTATAAGAAAGTAAGAATTATGAACAACATTGGTAGCAAATTAGACCAATTCTTAGGTAAAAGAGTTGAAGACGCACAAATCGGGGAAGAAGTTTGTGATTTAAAAACTGGAATTTGTTATGTAAAAACAAAAGACGGTTTAATCGAAAGAACTTTAATAGAGAAAAAATTGGTCCTAGAGGACGGTAGAGAGCTATTGAGAGAAGAATCACCTATAAGCTATTCAACAAAAACATTTTTAAGATGAGTAAAAAATTAGATAATATTTTATCCGAAGAGATAAAAAGGTTTAACAAAATTATGTCCTATCAAGATAGATTGAATGAAGGGCATCATTATAAGTTTTATGAAGCTGAAGAAGATGCTCCAGTTGAAGCAGCTCCAGAAGAAGCCCCTGTTGACGCTGGTGTTGATACCACTGGTGAAGAAGCACCGATGGATCCAGGAATGGATACAACAGCTCCAGAAGAAGCCCCAGTTGGTGATGCTGATCCTGCTTTAGGTGGTGAGGTTGCCCCAGAAGAAGCTCCAGCAGCTCCTGAAGGTGATGTGGAAGTCGATGTAACCGAATTGGTTAACTCAACTAAAGATATGGCAGCTAAAGCTGATGATATCGTTCAAAAAATCGCTAATTCATCTGAAAAAATTGAAGCTATCATAAATAAAGTAAACAACGTTGAACAAAACTTGCAAAAGATGGATGCGTTGGTACAAAAGATGGATGCCTTAACAAAACAAGTTGAGTTGATGAGACCACCGACTGAAGAAGAGAGAAGAAAAGTTTTAGCGAAAGATTCATACCCATTTAGTGTGACACAAGATGAGTATATGAGTGGTAATGCACCAAAAACACAAACAGATCTTGAAAACAGACCTGATAAATTATCTATGATGGATAGTCTTATGAACAATTATAATGAAGCTGATATCAAAAACAGTTTCTATAATTCAAATAATAACGAAAAACCAGTAAGCAACTATTAATATGAATAACAATTTACAAGAATTAGTAATGGTTAAATTGGAACTTGGTGATCCAGCTTTAACTTTTGTTGATACAAACGAATATACGATTAAATACTATGCTTTTTTAACATTGGGTAACACCAACGATACGATTGTTGTGACGATGAACGGTATATCAGACATAACATTATCGATGATGGGTTTTATTGAATGCCCTATTGATGAACTAGAAATAACAGCTGTTAATCCGAGTGACTCTGAACCAGCTGCTGTTACAAGAGGTTTATTAGTATACGGTGTTAAGAGATATAAGACAGTATTTTAACAACATAAAAAAATATCTTATAAGAACCCCCTTTATGGGGGTTTTTTGTTTTTTGGAAAAAATATTTGATCGGGTTCTTGACTTTTAGGGTATTTGTACCTAATATTGTACCATAACAAAAATAAATTATTATGATTGACTACAAGAAAATCGATTGGTCCAAGGCCGCAACAGACACTCTGGCCGACTATGAAAAAGCAAAGTCGAAAACAACACAGACTACCCAATCTAGTTCTGTCGACTTGACAAAGTATTTTACAATTGCACTTGATGAGGGTGCACAAAGCGGTGAGAAATCAGTTAGGATTCTTCCTAACCAAGACGATCCGACAAAATGGTACAAAGTTGGTTATTTCCACAACTTAAAAATCGGAAAAAGATGGACAAAACTTTACGATCCATCACAAGATGGTGATGCTTCACCATTAAATGACATGTATAAGTTCTTAATGAAGAGCGCTGACAAAGAAGACAAGAAATTGGCTATCAATTACAAGTCACGCCAATTCTTCATTGTTCGTGTTATCGAACGTGGTAAAGAACATGAGGGTGTAAAATTCTGGAGATTCCCAGCTGTACAAGACGGTTCAGGAATTATGGATAAAATCGCACCGCTTGTTAAAAAGTACGGGGCGTTCTGGAACCCATTTGAAGGTTTCGACCTTACAATCTCTATGATTAGAGATAAATCAAAAGATTCAAAAGTTGGTTTCACAAAAGTTGCTTCTATCATCCCTGATAGAGAGTCTAAACTTTCTGAAGATGAAAACCAAGCGGTAGAATGGTTAAGTGACCCAATGGCTTGGACCGATGTGTTCAAGAAAAAATCAGTAGAATATTTGACTATTGTTGCTGAGGGTAGCGAACCAGTTTGGGATGCTGAGCAAAAATGCTTTATCGCTAAAGCTGAAGAGGGTGTAAGCACTTACACACCAACACCAGCACCTAAAGCGGTATATGATGCACCAGTTGCTATGTCTGAGGATGATGCTGATGACAATTCTGTTATGACAGAAGGACCATCACTTGAAGAAGCACCAAACGCTAAGTTGAAGATTGACGATTTACCGTTCTAAAAAAAATAACATAAGCATGGATGTAAGCATGGACATAATGTCTATGCAAGTGTCCATGCTTTTTTTACACCTAAAAAAAATATATCATGGCAGTTAAGAAAAAAGAGTTTTCTTTTGATGACCTCAAAAAGAAAATGAGCACAACAACAAAGTACAAAGCAGATTTATTCCTAAATTGTGGGGAAGCCTTTTTAGAGGCATCTGGTGTACCAGGCCCTTGCATGGGTCACATCAACATGTTACTTGGACATACCAACACAGGTAAAACAAGCGCATTGATCGCAGCATCAGTGGATGCTCAGAGAAAAGGAATTTTACCAGTTTATTTGGTAACAGAAAAAAAATGGAGTTTCGAACACTGCCAACTTATGGGGTTGGATTGTTCAAGAAACGAAGAAACAGGTGAATGGGATGGATTTTTCCTTTACCGTGATGACTTTAATTTCATCGAACAAGTTACCGATTATATCAACGAGGTTTTAGATATGCAAGCAAAAGGTGATTTACCTTATGATGTTTGTTTCTTCTGGGATTCAGTTGGTTCAGTACCATGTAAAATGACATGGGAAGGTAAAGGTGGTAAACAACATACCGCAGGTGTATTGGCTGAAAAGATTAACATGGGTATTAACCAAAGAATCAACAACAGCCGTAAAGAAACATCACCATACTTGAACGGTTTGGTTGTATGTAATTTACCATGGGTAAGACTTCCAGATTCACCAATGGGTCAACCTAAGATGAAACCAAAAGGTGGTGAGGCTATTTACCAAGCAGCTACATTAGTATTCCGTTTTGGAAATGAAGCTGACGGTGGTATCAATAAAATTGATGCAACAAGTAAAGGTAGAAAGATCAACTTCGCAACAAGAACAAAAGTTACTGTAGATAAAAACCACATCAATGGTCTTGGTTACGCTGACTCAAAACTTATCGTAACACCACACGGGTTCATTACAGATGACAAACGTGACAAGGCAGCGTTAGATGCGTACAAAAAAGATACTTTTGAGTACTGGGCTTCTAAATTAGATGACGCTAACTTTGAGTTAGAGGAATACGAGGTTAACCAAAAAATCTCTTATTCTGATGAAGATTAATAAACCGATAAGAAATAAAGTTAATACAACTATTAACTCGTTACTTATTGATGGTGAATATCTTCTAAAGCAAGGATTTCATGGTACCAAGCAGCTCCAAGGAAAAGAGGGTAGCGTTGGTACCATATTCCACTTTATCAACACCATTAAGAGGTTTTACCAGGATTATGCTGTTACAAAGGTTGTTGTATTCTGGGAAGGTAAGGGGTCTAAAGAATATAGACAAGCTTATTACCCATACTACAAAAAAAACCGTGACGACAAAGTTAGTCTTGATGAGAAGTATGATTTGGATCGACAAAGGATTCGAATTAAACAATACCTAGAGGAACTATCAATCAGGCAAGTTGAGATTGAGGGTTGTGAAGCTGATGATGGTATTGC